GCTGCATTGCAAAATACTGTGGGTGATCGCGGTGTTTGTATAGAAGGCAATGCAAGTACTTCGGAATGGCAGGACAAGGCTCTTGAACAACTATTTTCATTTATGGAAGACAAGTCCAAGAGAGAAAAAGTAATTGAAAGAAATTATGAATGGGCATCTAAGCTAACCTGGGAAAGCCAAGCAAATAAACTTTTGAGGGAACATATTCTTTAATGAAACATGTATAATTCATATAATTATTTTTTGATAATTTTATGAATATAGAATCCGTCTTTTTAAGATTTATAATACCAATTATAAAACCAATTATGCTTGCAGAAGTTTGGTAAATTATTTTTATGTGAAATTAGATAAATTGAATATGCCATTTTTCTTTCTATAAATTTACGAATATTTTGACCTGAACTTGTATGTTCTGGAAGCATTTTTATACTATGCTAGATTGATATCTTATACACAAGTATTATCAAAAAAGGCTTCAGTTATTGCATCGTTCAATTTTACTACTGCTATACTATAATTGCTGTTATAAGCAGGATTAGCAGTAATAGCTCCTGTATTATCAGTCCATTCATTAGGATTACAAACTACCCACCAATAATTACCTGTTGAATTATCATTCTCATTACAATAAATCGTAAAAGAGGCGTTCGTATTAACAACAAAGTTATTACCACTTCCAATTTGATTATTTACATACCCAATATTCTGAGCACTAGCAGTTCCAGCGTAAAAGTTATACCCTCCATATACAGGGTTGTATATTGAAGTTCCGTAAATAATAGATATAGTGACACCTGCATCGCCTGTAACAAGATTGGAAGGTGTAATATTAAATCCAGCAACCTCTCCAAATGGAAAACTAACACAAGTATCCGCCGATACAGGATTAGAAACCTGTGAAGAGGTTGCGTTAATAGTTCTTTGTAATATTGAAAAAACACCACTTGTAATAGTTCCTGTATAACTACCTGTTCCAGTCACCGATACTTGGACGGTTGAACCAGAGTTTATTATTGGTGAAGGAATAGAACTTGTATAAGTTGCCCCAGGTGGAGAAACTGAAAAAACCCTGAATTGATAAGAATTGCCATCGTAAGTAGCACTTGTTCCTAATGGAAAAGGCGACGGAATAACAAACCAATTAACACCGTCGTTTGAATATTCAAAAACAGCAGAAGTCAGAGGAGTTGTTGAAGCACCCCCCCTATTTTGAGCATTCATTAAAGCACTAAACATTTACATTCTAGTTAGATTTTAATTGTAAGCAGACCCTGCAATTATATATCTCGTTCCATCGTAAGTAACAGTTAATAAAGCAGTCGTATTTGCACCTACACTAATAGCAGAAGTATAATTAATTCTGTTTGCTGTTCCAGTAAGACCAGTTCCAATTGTATAAGGAGGACTACTACCAGCAGTGATGTATATAACATATTGACCTCCCGCCCTGCCGGCTGTAAAATTAATACCAGTTATACTTGCGGTTATTGATAGAGAAAAAATACCGGTTGAAAGACTACCAAAATCACAAGTTAGAATACCACCGGGATTAGTAATAGTACCACCAGTATTGGGTAGTATTAATTGACTATTTACCTGTAAACTAGAACCTGTTTTAGGTGATATAATAATTTGACCTGTTCCAGTTGAAGAAGTTGTGGTTAATTTAAGGTCTCCGCTGTCGGATTTAATGGAAAGAGACAAATTATCTATTTGATCTGTAGATAATATTTCATTATCACCTATATTTTGCGAAGTTAAAGTGATACTTTTGATTTTTTGAGTTGGACCAACACTATTGTTTTCTCGCTTACCAATTGTAATAGAAGGTGTAACTTGGTTATTAGTTATTAAAATGTTATTTATATAGTCTATAGTTCCACTCGTATTTGTTGCTGTTAAATTAATACTATTTGAATATAAACCACTGATATCGTAAGGATTGAGTTCTATATATTGCGTAGCTTGATTTGTCCCAGTAGTAGAAGTAATTTTTACTCCTTGAGATGCAGTAGGTTGTAACCTAACAGATCCTGAACTGCTTTGAATACTTTGTCCGTTCATATCCAAAGGTAAAAACATATTATTCTCGCCATCTCCACCATTCACTCTAAAAAACTCTGTTTGAATTCCGTTAATAAGACCACTAAACGAAATAGAACCATCATCAATTCCAACACCAACATTCCTAATAGTTGCTTCTATTTTAGCAAACTCGGTCTTTACACCAGTAGAGTTCTTGGCGAAGAATTGCTGACTACCAATTATATCCGTAGCCACACCATTTCGTCCTGATTTATAATATTGAACTGACGGCACACCATTACTCGCCCCTGCAGTAGCACTCGTAGCATTTATAGTAAGATTAGGATTGGCGTTATATCCGTCGGTGGATGAGGTTAAACCAAGAGTAGCAGAGTTCGCAAATAGATTGTCGCTGGAAAATCCAATAACACCATTAGTGCTTAAATAAAAACTATCGCCTAAATGATACACGCCGTCGCTTTGATAAATCGCATTATTGGGCGTAATTCCGTCGTCAAAATCCATTTCAAGAGTAGCACTTGATAGAATAGAAAAAGTATTATTAGGTGTATCATTTAATACGATGTTGAGAGGGTCTTGTGCCGTATTACCAGCAGTAAGAACCTGTTGAAGGGTTTGAGAACCACCACCACCAGGACCAGTAGGGCCAGTTACTGTGCTTTGAGCTCCTGTTGGTCCAGTGCAACAAGGTCCTGTGGGTCCTGTGACTGTGCTTTGAGGTCCGGTATAACCGGTTGGTCCTGTGACTGTGCTTTGTGGACCAGTGGGTCCGGTTACACCAGTTGCACCAGCTGCACCAGTTGGTCCTGTAATGCCAAGCCCATATGTAATTTCACTTGTGGAGATGTCATAATACAGTGCATTTGTTGTTGAAATATTTCTAATAGGATTTACAAAAAAACCAGTTGTACCGGCGTTTAAGAAAGACCCATTTGCGTTCAAAATGATTGAATTTGCCGCTTGATTTGTTAAACCGGCTTGATAACCAATTGCAATGGCATTTGAACTTTGATTTGTTTGACCTGCACCAACACCAATAGCAATAGCATTTATTCCTTGGGTATATGTTCCAGCCGACGCACCAATTGCAATTGCCCCACTTTTTTGGTTTGTTTGACCTGCGCCAACGCCAATGGCGACTGCATTTTGGCCTTGCGTTATTGCACCAGCGCTTGAGCCAATTGCAATGGCGCCTACTTCTTGGCGTGTTTCTCCAGCTTTTCGGCCAATTGCTATACAATCTGCCCCCTGATTTTCATATCCAGAACTTTGACCAATGGAAATGGCGCGATCGCCTTGAAATGAAGTTCCGGAAGATTGTCCAATAGCAACGGCTAGTTGTCCTTGAGAGCGGTTTCCAGCTGATTGACCAATAGCAATTGCTTGATATCCCTGTGTGGTTTGTCCGGCACCACTTCCAATTGCAACATTAAATCCAGCTTGATAGGCACTACCTGCTAGACGACCGATGGCAATAGAGTTTTCACCTTGAATGCTTCCGCCAGCCCCCAAACCGATGGCGACCGTATCAGTTCCTTGGGTTGCGCCACCAGCATCTTTTCCAATTGCAATAGCATTTGTTCCTTGGTTAGTATAACCAGCGTTTTGACCAATAGCAACTGCGCTTATACCTTGAGTGCCTTGTCCAGCTTGAAGTCCAATTGCAACCGCATTTGTTCCTTGGTTAGTATAACCAGCGTTTTGACCAATAGCAACTGCGCTTATACCTTGAGTGCCTTGTCCAGCTTGAAGTCCAATTGCAATTGAATTTGTTCCTTGATTAATTTGGCCTGCCAAATTTCCTATTGCAATTGAATTTGTTCCTTGACTTGCTGAACCAGCACTACCTCCAATTGCAATTGCGCTTTCTCCTTGAGTTCCTGCACCAGCAGATTGTCCAATTGCAATTGCGAATTGTCCTTGATTCGTTTGGCCTGCGCTGCCGCCAAAAGCGATTGCAGATGTTCCTTGATTTGAAAAACCAGCTCCGCTAGTATTTCCTCCTCCAATGGCAATTGCATTACGTCCTTGAGTAGAAACGCCAGCATTTGTTCCAATTGCTATTGCATTTGTGGCTTGAGTGTTTTGACCAGCCAAATAACCAATTGCTATGCCAGCAGAACCTTGACTATTTTGTCCTGCTTGACTTCCAATAGCAACCGAATTTGCACCTTGAGTGTTTGCTCCAGCGAAATTTCCAATTGCCACCGCAGCATTTCCTTGCGTGCCAGTTCCTGCGCTTGATCCAATGGCAACGGAGCTATTTCCTTGAGAATTTGAGCCAGCCGAATTACCAATTGCAACTGATGATAGACCTTGCGTTCCTTGCCCAGCATTTTGACCAATTGCAACAGAATTTCCACCCTGAAAGAACTTTCCGGCACTAAATCCAATGGCAACTCCCTGATTTCCTTGAGTGCTTTGGCCAGATTGATATCCGATTGCCACGGCATTTCCTCCTTGCCACGTTGTTGCTGCTAGATACCCAATTGCTACAGATTGAGTGGCTTGATTCGTCTGACCGGCTTGAGCACCTATTGCTACTGAATAACCACCCTGAGTTCCTGCCCCAGCTTGATAACCAATTGCCACGGCTTGGGAGCCTTGATTTGTTAAACCTGCATTAAAACCAATCGCAACTGATCCAGAACCTTGGGTTGACACTCCAGCACTATTTCCAATAGCAATAGCATCTTGATTTTGATTATTCTGACCAGCATTACTGCCAATTGCAATAGCATTTGTGCCTTGATTAAAATCTGCAGCATCTGAGCCTATCGCAATAGCATTGGTTCCTTGCACGCCCCACCCTGCTTGATATCCCAAAGCAATTGCACCAGAGCCCTGCGACGTTCTACCAGCAGCTATTCCAATTGCAATAGCATTTGTGCCTTGGGTTAATCTTCCTGCTGAAATTCCAATAGCAATTGCTGCGGAGTTTTGATTTGTCCCTCCAGCCGAATTGCCAATTGCCATAGCATTTTGTCCTTGATTTGTTTGACCAGCATTAACTCCAATTGCAATAGCATTTGTTCCTTGAGTTGAACCGCCAGCAGAAAGTCCAATAGCAATTGCCGCAGAACCTTGAAATGTACTTGCAGCGCTTGAACCCATTGCAATAGCATTTACACCTTGAGTAAATTGAGCCGCATTAAAACCCATTGCTATAGCAGCGGAGCCTTGGCTAGTTTTACCGGCCAGCACGCCAATTGCAATGGCATTAGTACCTTGAGTATTTAGTGCTGCTTGATAACCAATTGCAATGGCACTAGATGATTGCGCGCTTTGTCCAGCTTGCTGTCCTATAGCAATGGCGTTTGTTCCTTGAGAATCTTGGCCTGCAGTTAGACCTATTGCTATAGCACCTGTTCCTTGATTTGTTTGACCGGCAGCATTTCCTATTGCCACGGCATTTTGACCCTGTGTTGAAGAGCCTGCGTTTACACCAACTGCTACAGCATTAGTTCCTTGGTTTGTTGTTCCAGCACCAGAGCCAATGGCGACTGCATTTGTTCCCTGCGTGGCTGCTCCTGCACTATTTCCAATAGCAACAGCATTTTGGGCTTGAAAAGTTCTTCCTGCAACTTGTCCAATTGCAACTGCATTTGAGCCTTGCGTTCCCTGTCCAGCTTGGTTTCCAATAGCAACGGCTTGAACTCCTTGAAGAGTTCTTCCGGCCAAAGTTCCAATTGCAACAGCATTTTGTCCTTGCGTTGCTTGTCCGACTCGTTCTCCGATAGCTATTGCATTAGTTCCCTGTGTTGACTGTCCTGCTTGATAACCAATTGCAATTGCGTTAGTTCCTTGCGTCCCAGAACCAGCTGATTGTCCGATTGCTATTGCCGCGGAGCCTTGTTTTGTTTGACCTGCTAAATATCCAATCGCAATTGCGCCACTACTTTGCGTTCCTTGGCCGGCCTGTAAGCCAATTGCAACAGCATTTTGACCTTGCACTGTAGCGCCTGCCAAGGCTCCAATAGCAATAGCATTTGTGCCCTGGGTAGTTGCTCCTGCAGCAGAACCAATTGACACTGCTTGAAAGCTCTGATATGATTGTCCAGATAATTGATAACCAATTGAAATAGCTTCTGATGATTGATATTGTTGCCCAGCATTTTGTCCAATAGCTACAGCAAATGTTCCTTGAGTATTTTGACCTGCGCTAGTTCCAATGGCAACTGCTCCTTGTTGTTGAGTACTATTACCAGCAGAAACACCAATTGCAATAGATTGCGCTCCTTGAGAACTTTGCCCAGAATTAACGCCAATCGCTATCGCGCCACCGTTTTGATTTGTTTGACCAGCATTTTGCCCAATTGCAATTGCTGCACTAACCTGATTACTTTGACCTGCACCTGAACCAATTGCAATAGAATATGCGCCTTGCGTGCCTTGACCAGCATTTAAACCAATTGCAACCGCGTTTGTCCCTTGATTTGTTTGACCGGCGCTATTTCCAATTGCAATGGCATTTGTTCCTTGTCCACTAGATGCGGCATTATCGCCTATAGCAATTGCATCTTGTCTTTGGTTTGTTTGTCCTGCAAAATGTCCAATAGCAATGGCAGCAGATCCTTGAATTGACTGTCCAGCACCATTTCCAATTGCAATTGCATATGTTCCCTGAGTTCCCCAGCCACTGGCCTGGCCTATGGCAATTGCGTCCTCGCTTTGATTTGTTCTTCCTGCTTGATATCCGATTGCAATTGCATTTTGTCCCTGAGTTCGGTCTCCAGCAGATCTACCAATTGCAATTGATTGTTGCCCTTGGTTGTTAGATCCAGCAGTCTCTCCGATTGCTATAGAATAGTTTCCTTGAGTATTTTGTCCTGCGGCAGATCCTATTGCAATTGCAACTAGTCCCTGAAATGAAAACCCAGCATTTTGACCAATTGCAACAGCACCAGCCTCTTGTTCTCCTTGTCCTGCTTGATTTCCAATTGCAACCGCATTATCTTTTTGATTAGTTTGACCTGCATTATATCCAATGGCAACTGATTTTGTGCGTTGGAACGTTGCACCAGAACCTTGACCAATAGCAATAGAATAATCCTGCTGAGCATATGAACCTGAATCTGTTCCAATTGCAATTGCACTTGTACGTTGACTTGTTTGTCCAGCGTTATTCCCAATTGCTATTGCATTTCCATTTTGAGAATCAGAACCTGCTGAAACTCCAACTGCAACAGCATTTGTTCCTTGGGACGTGTTTCCGGCAAAATATCCCACGGCGACCGCACTTGTTCCTTGATTTTCACTTCCTGCACCATAGCCCACCGCAACAGCGTTTGTCCCTTGATTTGTTTGACCGGCGCTATTTCCAATAGCTACCGCATTAGTTCCTTGATTTAAATTTCCTGCATAATATCCTAAGGCAACCGCATTTGTGCCTTGATTTGTTTGACCTGCGTTGCACCCAAGCGTAATATTTGAGTCTCCAACAACCCATTGAGCAGGAGAAGCGTATGGGTCCCAATATAAATAATCTCCCCAGCAAGTTCCAGTTGGCGTCGGACCAACAGGTCCTGTATAACCAGTATACCCAGTTGGACCTGTATCACCCTTAGCACCATCTTGTCCGGTAAAACCAGTTGGACCTGTATCACCCTTAGCACCATCTTGTCCGGTAAAACCAGTTGGACCTGTTTCAGTGCTTTGCGGTCCTGTATAACCAGTATGACCAGTTGGACCTGTATCACCCTTAGCACCATCTTGTCCGGTAAAACCAGTTGGACCTGTTTCAGTGCTTTGCGGTCCTGTATAACCAGTTGGACCTGTAGGACCAGTTGCGCCTGTATTTGTTGCAGTTCCGGCAATACCTTGAGGTCCTGTTGGTCCTGTATAACCTGTAGGACCAGTTGCACCTGTATCACCTGTAGGACCAGTTGCGCCTGTATTTGTTGCAGTTCCGGCAATACCTTGAGGTCCTGTTGGTCCTGTATAACCTGTAGGACCAGTTGCACCTGTATTAGTTGCAGTTCCTGCAATTCCTTGAGGGCCTGTTGGTCCTGTATAACCTGTGGGTCCTATTCCACCTCCACCACTTGGCGCAATATAACAATCGCATGGATCAGGCACAAATGGTTCGCAAGAATTGCACGTTCCACACCCTATATCTGGGTCACAAACTGTTCCATCGCAAGACGGACAAGGATAGTAACCTCCAATAATACTGGCTATTGGAACACCATTTATATTTTGCACGTTCAAGTTTGTTGTGGTAATATTCGTGCTATTAATATTATTTGAATTTATGTTACTCATATAAAAAAGACACATATTTTAAAAATAATATTAATACAAAAAACTAGCTAAATTTACAGTGCATTAGTTTGGAGTGGGGAAAGGTCTCTGATTTTTCTCTACCGCTAAAGGTTCAGGCATTAAAACCGCTTCCTTCTTGAAAAAATTAGCAGTTTCCAACGTTTTTAATTCAGGATATAAAGGTCCTGCAGGTTTTACTAAATTTGTTGAGTTAATTCCGAATAAAAATGACTCAATGTCAGGTGCGTTGTATGACAATTGATTCCACGGTATTTGAGCAGGGTTAACACCATCTCCTGGCAATTTTGTATCATAAGCAGCACCATATTGTGAGTTGGGATACAATGTGTATGTCTCAGAATGCTTAAATTGTCTTTGCTCTAAATTATAATTTCCAGGTGTATTAAGGTTTCGCGTTGATGCCATCTTATATATACACTTTATAGAAAAATAATCCCAACTTTATTCTTCTAATGCTTTTTTAAGCCGGTTTATATTATCTCCAACCACTTTCCCATCATTTAATATATCGCAAATGCATTTATGTGTTAAAAAAAAATAATCATAAGAAAATAAAGTCACAAACCCAGATTCCAAATCTTCACACAAGTGTTTCTCTCTGCTTTTTTCTATAGATTCCATAAATTCAACATCTACTTTTACGATATCATAAAGCTCTAACAATTTGTCGTTGTTAAAACATACATTATTGCCAGCGCTTTCAACCTCGTCTACTGTAAATTGTAGCGCTCTTAATAAATCGGTTTTATATATTAACTCCGCCAAATCTTCAAACTCTTCAACGTCTTCCAAATCATATCTCTCATTGGTATGATAACAATTTCTAAGTGTGGCGTCATAAAAACTATATGTACAAATAAATTGTGAATTATACATATAATAATAAGTAATTGAGGTTTATGTTGTTTTTATTTTAAACATATTGATTATCTGTGTGGGCGGCATAGTAATCGCGATCTCTCGTCAACTCGCGAGAAGGAACGCCGCCGCGAATCCAACCTTCGGATGCAACACCTTCAACACAATAAGCAGGGTTTGTGATACGGTCTTGGACACTAGGAATTAAAGGCGTGTTCTGGAGCTTGATGTAACTCTTTTCCGCAAGCTTATTCACACTGCGCTTGTTAGTTAAAAGCTCGCCCTGTTGAATTTGTGATTCTAAAATGGGGCAAACTGATCCGCGTCCTAAAAATGGAACTGTGGCAAAAGGACGCTGGAACAAGTCAATCTTGCACTTAGGATGAGTTTGGATGCTGCCAATCAACAACTTGGAGCTATCATCAACAACACAACCACCGGAACCAACTGGGCTGGTGCCATTGTAAAAAACACATGGCTGAGACGTAGCTAAAGCGATGGGTTTCTTCATAGTGCAATCGTTGGCAAAATAGTTTTGTAATGTGTAGTTGCATGCACTGATGTTTTGAATTGTCTCCTGGTCTTGGAAACAAGTGTCGTTTCCAATTCTACTCATGTTATCAAAGGTATAGTTAGTAACAAATGCCATTTATATATAATACATTTATTTTTTTTACTAAACAAAAGTATTATAAATTAACTTTTTATTCTTCATTCTTTCGCTCGCCTTTTCTAAAGGTGGTTAATACAAATTGTATCTAATATTATCCTGAACACATGCAAAAGCGTTTCCATCTCTGCAACTTGGCATATCACCATATAAATAATCGGCAAAGGCGCCTTGGTCATTTGGAATTTTTGTATTAGGTGTGGAGTAAAAGGACCATTGAGATTGGTCAAATTCAAATTGTTCTCCTAAATCTCCGTATAATTGTTTATTGGTGTTTTTTATACCAGGATTCAAGGTCTGAACCATTTTTTTAGTAGAAACGTTAATATCCTCATAAACCTCTGTGTTGAAAGATGGAGGGGCAGGTTTTCTAGTTGGGTTGTCCATAATCTCAGTTAACAATACATTTCCCAAAGGGTTCTTCTTATTAACAGGCATAAATTCTGATTTTAAATAGCTTTTTAAAGTGTCAGGATTAATAATTGTTTCTTGCTGATTTTTTACATCAATTCCACTAAATCCTTCCTTGGAGCTATCCAACATGTCCTTTGTAACCTTTTGTTTGCGCATTTTATACATTGCAAAAATTGCAACTAATGTTACTATTCCAATTAGTAAAATACTTTTATTCATGGTTAGTATAAATCCTAAAATTGTCATTATAATTACAAGTCTGCTAATGGCATTCAATTTCTCTTCATAAGACATTTTTGAAGAAGGCCACACTTGAAGAATGTAATCTTTATTAAATATAATTGACGGTTCATTGATCCAAAATGTTGAAGTCATTATATATATAGAACTACTTAATTTTTATTTTTATTTTTATTCTTTTTAGAAAGCAAAATTAAATTTTTATTTGTTGTGGTAATATATAATGAATACTACTGTTGCTGATAATAATGACATTTACTATCAACCAACTGAAACAGTTGAAGTGAAACTAACAAAAGAAAATAGAAAGATTTATCGTGGAATTCTTGACGACGGTTATGGAAATCCAAATATAAGATATTATGGATACATTTTAGAAGGAATCGTTCCATTGTTTGGATTATATTTATTGTCAACTCAAAAATACAAGTATGCTACATACTTTATTATATTTTTTGCAATCGGATCAATAATTAATGGGATTCGCTTTTATTATGTGAATCCTTTTAGCGAAGGATTATCAGACGCCGATTTCTTAAGCTATAATGTTTATCAGAATATATTCAACGCCATAGCGTGTTTTATTACGTTATTATATATTTTATTTATGAAAAAGTAATATTTTTTTGGAATACTAATATATAGATGTCTAACAATCAAAATGTTTTAAAAGACGACAGGAGAAAAGTTTATACTGGAATGTTTGCAGATAAAGACGGAAATCCGGATTTTAAGGGGTTGGGTCCACTTTTTAAAGGAATATTTTATTTGTACATTTTATTCATTATTTTATCTAGAAACATTTTTTACTCTGGTTACATATTACTTATTGGAGCGATTGGAAAAGTGTTTAACACTATTCGCTTTTATTATGTCAACACAATGATAAAAAATGGAACCGATGAATTTTTTATTGATATGAATGTTATTGAAGAAGCGGTTGAAGGTGGAATTTATGCATTTGTTGGATTATATTTATTATCATATACTTGGAGTAAGAAGTTATAAGATTAAACATATTATATATAATATATTGCTTTTAAAGAAATATATTATTTGCAATATATATAATAAATGAGTTTACAAAACCAAACAAATAAAGTTCCTGAAGTTCAAGGCGAAACAGACGCAGATTGGGAAAAATTAAAAAAATACAAAATATCTATAGGAAAATTTTACACAGGACCATTTGCAAGCGCCAGAGGTAATCCTCATTTTGGGTTTTTTCCATTGATAACAAAATATCTATTTTTATCATGTGCGCTATATTATGCTGTATCTAAAAACTATAAATATACTGTTTTAGTGGCGTCCATTTATTTTGTTGGAAGCATGTTAAATGGATTTCGTTTTTATTACATAGATGCGCTATCAGAACACGGTGAAGACGAAGACTTTTTAAAAACAACTGTGAATGATAATTTAATAGGTGGATTTATAGCGTTGATTGCAGTTTTATACGTACTTTTCAAGAAATAAGTGGCATGGTTTATCAATTTTTATATATTATTAATATAGTATAGTATATAAAATGAACAATTCAAACTATAATTTGCCAAATATTAAATCAGAGGAAAATAGTTATATTGATACCCAAGGACAACGAAAACGTAAATATTATTCTGGTTATTTTTCCGATAAGGACGGTAGACCAGATTTTAAAGGTTTAGGTCCAGCGTTGAAAGGAGTTTTATATTTATTTTTATTTTCAATCATAATATCTCTGCCAGAAATTAATGTTTACTTTGCAATATTGCTATTATTATTTAGCATAGGTAGAATTTTAACAGCAATTCGCTTTAATTACGTTGAAACGCTTGATCAAATAGGAGAAGACGTTTATTTTATTGAAATGAACGAGCTTCAAAACTTTGTAGAAGGTTTCGTTGCTTTATTTGTATTATTATACATGTTGTTTGGTCACATTTTAGCAAAAAAAAATATTACCGGCAAACGTTAAATTTATATTTAAGCCTTACTCTTCTTCTTTTTCTTTTTTCCATCAGCATCTTTTGGTTTGGATGCTCTTGGAGTTTTCTCGGCCTTTTCTTCGGAGCCAAACATAGCAAATAATTCTTCGTCAGTAATTGCTGGAGCTTGTTGAACAGGTTGCTGCGCATTTGCTGCTAATTGTGCAAGATTTTTGGCTTCCATCTTTTTCTTAATTCTATCTCTAAAAGCGTCTTGTTTTGCAAGTCTATCTGCTTGTTGCTGCATTGCACCTGTATTAATTCTTGTATTTCTTCCCAATCCAGCCATGCCGGCCATTGCAGCCAAGTCGCCCATGTCCATTCCTCCTGCTCCTCTACCCATTCCTCCCATTCCTCCCATTCCCATTTTTCCCAACATCTCTTGAATGTTTCCCATTCCAGGCATATTCTTCATCTTATTCAACATCTCACTCGCTTCCGTCATTAATTCATTCTGACTAATATCTCCTGACTTCATTCTTGAATCAAGCTTTTCGCTAACGTTTTTAACCAAACCCATCAATTTTCCTGGGTTGCTGAAAAGCTTTTGAAAGATGTCTTTAACGTCTGTTACACCTTCCATGTCCATATTAAGGTTTTGCGACGTCTCTTCGGCAATTTCTCTCGCAAGGTCTCCCAATTTTCCTCCCATCATGCTATGCAAATGACCTTGAATGTCATCCGCTGAAGGCATGTTAAATTCCGGAGTTGACGACTCGCCGTCAGTAGATCCTTCTTCCTTGGAGATATTCTCAAAAATGTTTTGCATATTTCCAAGCGTCTCTTCTAATTTACTCTTAAAATCGTCCTCATTGATTGCGTCAAATAGCTTTGATGTGTCTCCAAGAGCTGATTTGTCTTTAACTGTTCCAATAATACAAATCAAAACCATTTGTAAATACTTCCAAATTGTTTCACGAGTCTTGTCAGTAATCTCGCATTGCCATAAGTATTTAAAACTAATTCCAGGCAAAAATTCGGTATTCACTTGAGAATCTACGTCAAAAATTTCAGTCTTTTGATATAAAATATCAAAGAAACGTTCAGGAAAAACTCGCACACAATGATCAAACAAACTTTGCATTTTTTGTTGCGCGTCTAAACAAACTGCCTCGTTGCGAGCTTCTTCATCCTCCATTTGAGAGAAATCTTGAGGCTTCCACCATTTGTCAATTATTGGCTGATATTCAGGGAATGTGATGAGAATATCAGAAACAAAGTCTTTAACAATCTTAGTAAACTCTTCAGGAATATTGCGTTCTTCTGATTCGGACATTATTTATATGTTTGATATAAATTTATTTTTTTAAATCAAACTAAATAGAATCTATTTATTTTTGCTCAACTTTTTAAAGTTGATTTATGCCATAGTATTATACAACTTAGAAAGCTTCGTTAAATTTTGTATATATTTCATAACCTTTTTCTGGTCTTCCGGAGTCATCATTTTAACAGGTGTTCGCAGTCTATTAATGGCCTCCATTATCTTATCTGAATTTTCTGCATTTGATAAATCCGTTGAGTAGTCCTTATTAATAAAAAAACTAATATCATCCTTATCAATTGCGTCACCATACTTCTCAACAACAAACTTTTGCCAAATCTTGATAATCATTTTAGGATTCGCCTTTCTAATCAAAATAAATGAATTTTTTGCCGTTGCTAAATCAGTATCATCCGGAAAAACGTTAATAATATCGCTTACAAATTCCATAAAATGATCATTAAAGGCGGTTAATAATGTTGCTGACTGCGCTGCCATTAGGTTCGTTATTTTATATTTTATTATTTTTTTAAGTTATTAACTTATATTATTTATATTTTTGTTTTCTGTTTTTTTTGTATTTGAGTTATTTATTTCTTTGCAGTCAATCCAGCAATTTCTTGATCTCTCATTTCTTGCAACTTTGCAATCGTCATTTCCTGTCCACCTGCACTTCTACCTTGTTTATAATCGTGCTCATCAGTTGGTGTGCTTATTGTGTCACTATAATTCAATGGAACATAATTATGCATTTGCCTCATTCCACCGTTTCCTTTTGTGTTTAATTCTTCTGAATCCATGTCTAAAAAACTATATTGATCGGATGCAACACAACCTCCTCCTAAAGAAAACGCCATGGGTTCCATATTATTGCTTGTTGCTTGGCGAGTAATGACTTCTTGCGCTGGTTTTAAATGATTATATATGTTATCTCCGTAAAGAACCTGATAATTATTATTCAAAAGCAATAAAGCAGGAACCTTTGTTACATTTTCCGGCATAACAATTTTTTGACCACTTTCTAAAACTAAATAAATCTTGTTGTCCGGACCCTTGGTTCTTTTGTCAATGCATATAAAATGAATATCCTTGCTTGCTTGTGTTTTAGAAAGCGATTGTAAAAGTTTTTTAGAATGTTCACAAAAATTGCTATAATAAAGAATTGAACTCATTAATCTATATTAAGCTTATTGGATTATTATTTTAACTCATTTTTAAAAAAATTGATTAAATATATTAAATAGTATTTATTTAGTATAATATAGAATGAACCCACGCATTGAAAAGCCACAAGAAGACGGTGATAATTTGTTGTTTACGTTGAGAGACGTGAATGTCAGTTTAGCGAATGGACTTCGCAGGACAATTTTGTCTGATATTCCAACTGTTGTTTTCAAAACTACTCCTAATGAAGAGAATAAATGCACTATTATTTCAAATACAACTCGCTTAAACAATGAGATTCTTAAACAACGATTAAGTTGTATTCCAATTCACATTTCCGACTTGAAAATGCCGCTACAAAATTACAGTGTGGAGGTCAATGTAGAAAATCTTACAGACACCATTATGTATGTGACAACGGAACATTTCAAGATCAAGAACTTGACTACAAATGAGTATTTGAAGGAGAAGGATCAAAAGAGTATATTTCCACCCAACTCATTGACCGGATATTACATTGATTTTGCTAGACTTCGTCCTAAAATTTCCGATGAAATCCAAGGTGAAAAGTTGCATTTTACTTGCGAGTTCTCCATCGCGACTGCTAAAGACGACGGAATGTTCAATGCTGTGTCTACGTGCACTTATGGATTTACTCAAGATGATGTTCACATTGAGGAAATTCTTGCAAAGAAGGCCCAAGAGTGGAAAGATAAGGGGATGACAAAAGAGGAAATTGTATTTGAGACAACTAATTGGCGCCTATTGGATGGACAAAGAGTTGTTAAGCGCGACAGTTTTGATTTTGCGATTCAAACAATTGGTGTGTTCACTAATCAAGAGATTGTTCGCAAAGCCTGCGACATTCTTGTTGATAAGTTGGAAGCACTTGATACTGCAATTGACACTGATGAATTGAGAATTGAACCTTCGGAAACTACTATGAAAAATTGTTATGATGTTACTCTTGAGAACGAGGATTATACTATTGGAAAGGCGTTGGAGTATTTCTTGTATTCCAAGTTCTATGAAGGAACTAAGTCTGTTTCCTTTTGCGGTTTCAAGAAGATGCATCCTCACGACACTGATAGCATTATTCGCATTGCTTACAAGGAGGAACTTGAGAAGCAAGCCATTAAGCAAAATCTGAAGGAGTGCATTGCGGACGCTATTCATGTTTACAAGGCAATTAAGGATAAGTTTTAGCCAGTAGGGAACCAAGGTTCCCCTACGACCCCTCCTTAAAAATTATTGCATTTTTATAAATAGTTCTTTTTTTTCAGTGTTTTTTTGTTTTTAAAATTCTATAAAATGAATACATGCGCAGTATTCATTTTATATTTTTAAGCTTTATGCTTTTTTTGGAATGATAAATTAATCCATAGTAGAATCAACCTTGATAAAATCCACTCTGCGCTTTCTTAGACAAGAATTCATGGAATACATTTGCAAAGATGGATGCAACCCATTAACATAGTTTATTACAACTGTATTGTTAACATAGTCATTCTTTGGCTTCAATTCATCCGTATAACTCTTGTGTATGTGAAACATGTGCGTTCTAAAATGGTCAGGGAACTCCTTCAAAGGTCTCTCTTTCTTTATATAACAGCTAATGTAATTTTGATACAATGCATTTGTAAAATCGTGCAACCTGTCTCTGAAATAAGAAAACTCCTTCTTGTTCTCTGGATAAAACTTCAAAAAATCACCGACTTTTCCTTCCTTTCGCAACTCCAAATACTGATACTGCGTCTTCGGCTGATTTCCGCGCAAATGTCTGACATATTCATAAACTGGATTTCTCATCTTGCATCGTTCACCAGTGGTTTTATTTTTAATAACAACGCCTAGGACTTCATAAGTTGTATTCATACTTGCATAATTCTCCTTTAAATCGTCGTATTTTGTAAACTCATAAACCTGAGGAAACTTTAAGCTTGTGGTATTCCAATAACCAACTGCTTTAACAATATTTAGATCAAGAGGGAAAACGTTTACTACATCACCTTCAGTTTGCACTATTTCATAAACTTCCACCAAATATAATTGTGCGCTCTTAAAAGGAACAACAATGCGGTTTTCAGGATGCTGCAAAACAAAACTATAACAATACATTGGGTTTAACATATTCAACTCCAAATTATTTTTTTTTGCGGCCTCTAAAAACATGTCTCTGAACGTTGACATTTTTTCCTTGCATTTAAAAAAACTAACTTCAGCACCAACTGTGTTGCGAGTAGCTATTTCCCAAGATCCGGATAATCCAGATGTCTCATCCCAAAATACATTGATCATTGTTCCTTCCACAAATTCCTCTGCAACAATGCTATCAGACTTGTCAGGATTTTTATTTGCAAATGACTCATAAGATATGGATTTAGGCGGTGCAAAACTTACAACTCTATTTTTGTTGTTTATAATAACCGACCGCAAAAGTCCTGTGCTTAGAATGATATCAGGGGCCAGCATTTCCTTGTCATATCTAATAACCTTATACTTGTTATTACTTTTAGTAACATATTCCGCCATTTTAACACGCACCTTGTTTTGATGGTCTTCTCCAACCGATTCATTTAGTAACATATCCGAAAAACCCACTATTTCATTTAAGCAATATACTGGTTGACGCATGCATTGAGACATTATTCAATACATTTTATTGCGCAATGTCTTTAAACCACTATTTTTATTTTTTTGCCCTTTTTGCTTTTTCATTTTGGTTGTCACTATCATAAAAATTTCTATTATAAATATAGGAATAATGTCATCACCCATAGAATCGCAAAGTGTAGAAGAAGCTCCTGAGTCTCAAACAGTTAACCTTCAATTATCTGATGTTATAAGACTTCAAGCTCCTTCAAACCAAATATTAAATAACAATACCTTTGTTATTGATTATATTGACAAGAACCAAATTAACTTGATTAATGTAAATGATTTAACTGCAATTAAGATTAAGATAAATGAAGATGGAACGCTTGGTGACGGATCAATAACATCTATTGCATTGATTGACCGAAATGATAAACTTGGATACGCGAGGCAAAACGATCTCCTTCCAAATACATGGATTAATATTTATTTTGGTGGAGATACTCCTGTAATAATAACCGGTCAAATCACTAATCTAGAAGAAGATATGATTGAAATAAAAACATATCCTGACAATGACATTTTGTATATTAACTTTGGCTATAAGGGAATTCCGCTAGATTTACCCATTGAAACAATTGAAATAAGAGAGAAACCTGATCAAATTGTTGTAAAGGAAAAGGAAAAAGAAAGGGAAACCAAAGCAGCAAGAGAAAGCTTAGGACTACCTGAAAGTGATGACTCTGTTGATGATTCATTTGTTTCTCTTGTCGAAGATGATAAGAGAGAAAATGCCGACACAGTTTACAACTTGCCTGTTAAGGACATCAAAGATACAGTTCGCGAATTTATTGTGAGAGCTGATGAAATCAAAATCGGTGAAGAATTAGAAGCCATTACTCAATATGTTGAAGTTGAACAGGCCCAACAGCGTTTTAACATTCATTCTCAAACAGACGATTTATTAAATGAGTTATTATCAAATATCCCCAACGTTCAAAGAACTGGAGCTGTATTAAATAACATTCACACTATGATTGAACGATTTAAACAGTTGCGTTCCGAGTTTTCTGAACTAGATGAATACGGCAATGTTATTGGCCCAGTTATAAAAACAGTTTCATGGAAACCATTAGTTAAAAATTTAACTACATTCAAAAACCTCTTGTTTTGGCTTCTTCCTGTTGCAAAAAATGTCAAAAAAGTTTATAATATTAGCTCAAAGGAAGATACCAGTGAAAGTCAAGACATTGTCTCATTAACTATAGATCAAGATATTGATGAGATGAAAATAATTTTTGACCGATACAAATCCAATGATACCCCATCAGACCAAAACAAGTATTTTAATTTAATATCAGAACTAAATCCTTATTTAACGCCTTTTCAACAAACGGACGCCGAATCTACATACGACGTTATTAGCGATATAAACATTTTAAATGATGTAAACGCTATTATTGATAATTTGGGAGATTTCTATTCGTCTGTTGCAGAGAATGACATTATTAAAACCAAAAAATTTGTTATTCAACGTTATAACTTGGGAGTCAACCGATTGGACGCCACGCAAATTACTAACAGCAAAATGATTTCACACCGCGTTAATATAACACAACCAGATTTGTTAGAACTTAGGTCAATTGTAACACTTCCGGAACCAGTTATTCGTTTCTCCCACATTAACTTACCAGAGACTAACATTCTTGATAAAGCCAACTTGAATAACACCTTTATCAACTATTGGCAATTATTAAATGATGACGCACGCGTTAATAAAGTAAACGTTGACGATTTTGAAACAGACCTTGAATTTTCAGAGAAAAAATTTGTGAACAACATCAAAAATTACGTGTTGGTTAAGAATGAAAAAATGGAGGGTTTAACAAATTATGAAATATATAAAGAGTTCCTTCAAAAAATAGTTCCCAAAACGCGCGTTTTATTCAATCTAATGAAGAAATACATTAATGGCAAATTGTCATTGCATGACGTTGTCGGATATTTGGAACCATTTTTGATTTATACAGATGATTTAACGTTTATGCAATACAAGGACATTGAGTCGTTCTTACAGGATAAAATTTCAGATTATAACAGGAAGTTTAAAGATAATGAAAAAGGTTTTTCTTTATTAAAAAAGCGTGTGGCAAACACAGGTTATCGCCCATCAGCTAATTATATTCTCTCTTTAATCTCTGATAGAAAGGTAAATAATGAGGTGTTTGTTGACTCATACGACTACGATCCAAGTGATTTGAAACTTACAAGTTCGGAACTTCTTTGGAGAATGAAAACGATGGATTTTTCTAATGTTTTTGATAATGCGATGGCTCTTGCTAGCATCGGCACCATGTTACCAGAAAATATTGGTTCTATTATTGATAATATTGAAAAGGACAAGGATGAATTAGACGAAGAGATTAAAAACGCAGAAAAGGACAACAAATGCTTGAACATTGTAATTGCCAAGCAGTATAAAACTCTAGAAGAGGTGTCAGCGGACAATGATAAGATTACTTATTTTGATAAGAAGTTTGACGACACAATGTATGGAATGTTGGATGATTATCAAAAAGAACAAATTGCTATGGCTCCTGAAGAATTTTATGAGTTCTTAGTGCAAAAGTTGATTAGCAAAAACAAGATTTCCACCAAAGATGCACCTCGTCTTGCCGAAACTTTAATTAATGGTATGAAACGAGTTGTTGACGGAGATTTTGCAATGGTCTATGACAACGCTGAAGATAAAATTGTTTACTTTAAACGCAGCAACAACAGATGGGCTACAGATAAAACAATTGATGAGAAAATCGTAACGTCTAATCAGAACTTATTGTGCGAATTTCAAAAAGATTGCATTGAAGTTGATAAAAAATATAAGGCGCTTTGCGAAACACAAGATTTAAATAAAAAACACATTACTGAGAATGCTTTAAAAGAAATTGTCGGTCAATTTGATAAAAAGTATGAATTGTCAAAGGATAAATTAAAAGAATTGTTAACCAAAAATTTAGACTATAACTTGAGTATTATAGACAAATTGCATCAAATACATCACACCAATACTTATAAATACAATGCACAGCAATACAAAATTGGCGCTGAAGCCGGCGACTTTGATAAAGATATTTTAATTTCACCTTACAGCAAATTGAGAGACTTAATATTAGGACAATCTAACATGTGTAAGAGACAACAAGACATTGTCAAGTTTGCTGTTCGCTTTACGAGAGAAGCAAATGACACTGAATCTGATTCTGACGAACATGGAAGATACTGGAGATATTGTCTTAAAACCAACGTTAAATTATTACCCACATTTTTATATTCATTGGCTGCATGTTGGATTGAGGACAATGATAATTATCTTAGAAGAATGGATGAAATTATTAAACAAAGCGGCAAATTAAGTGACGATGGAGATTCTTGGGTTGATGAACACAGTGGTTATGTAATATGCGCGAGAGATTTGGAAGTTGATGAAGGTTACGAACAAGGTTATAAAGTAAAAACACGCGAGGTTATGGAGCAAGATGCTGGTGATGCGCTGTTGAACTCATCTTTAAAGCCTGTCATAAAGAAATACACCACACCTGAAACAAAAATGATGTCCAACGTTATTTCCGCATTGGCTGAAAATATGGGAATTAATATTGATGACCAAAAGGATTTTATGATTAAAATTGCAGCTGACACCATTTCTGCAGGCGCTCTTATTTCTGAAGAAGATCATAAAAAGCGTGTAGAAGCCGAGGCCAAAAAGGGTAAAAAGTTGCCTTCTTATATCGCCATTTATAACAGCACTATCTTATATTTGACTCTTGGCGCTTTTTTATTTGGCGTTCAAACATCTATTCCATCTATTAAAACACGAAAAACTTTCCCAGGTTGCGTGAGATCTTTTACTGGATACCCTTTTGAAGGGTCCGGTGATTTGTCTAGTTTGAAATATTTGTCATGCATTGCTTATAAAATACGAAATGCAACGGCTCAACCATGGTCTGCATTAATGGGACTTAAAGAAACAACTGTTGCGGATAAAATTAAAGCTTTCGTAGACAATTATTATCTTTCAAATGTGGACGTCATGCAAAAATGCAAAGATAAATTGGAATACATGTTGGCAAATCCAGACGAGTCAAATATTCCAACGGATCACGAACTGGGAAAATGGATTCAGTTTTTGCCACCATTAGTTCCATTCAAGTTAAGACCTATTACAAACATATCAGAAGAGTTTAAAAAGCAATGTTTGCATGATTTCAAGAATGGGGCAACGTGTCAAAGAGAGAAAATACTGGTTATAAAGTCAAAGATTATTTTTTTCTCTCTTGCAATCCAGGAACAGATTCAAAAAGTGGTGACAAAACGTAGTATGCTTCTCAAAAATTCGGCCAATGAACCTTTCTTGGAAAACGCCTGTTGCAGCGAAAAGGGAAATATGAGCACAATTAAATATTTTGCAGAGGAGGAACCAGAAATTATTGTTTATAATAACATCATTCGCGATTTATCCAATATTATTGAAGATGTTAACGCGATTGCAAAGGCTCCTATGTTCTTTTGCAGGGAGAACTCTAAGAATGTATACGCTCCTTTGAGCGATCAATACAATGACGACACAATTTACCGAGCATTTATTGTCTTTTGCAAATTTAATTCTATTGTGCCAATTAGTCCGGAGTTAGACGCAATTTGTGGCGGAAAACCTGAACATTTTTCAAATATTGATTCTATTAGCGAAAAAATTAGAAAATTGAAACAAGAAGGCAAGAACTATAATAACACTTCTCTCTTGCGTTTGCTGCAGTATGTTAACAGAAAGAATATTGTGAATATAAACGTGGACACACCTGTAATTACTCAAGTTCAACAGCTTCGTAATATTATAGAGGAAATAACAAAAGACGATGAAACAGTTGTTCCTGCGGCATTAATACAAAATTTGGAAGAAGCTCTTGATACATTTGACATTGCAGTAAATGAGGACACTGAAGAAATGAGAAAATTAAAAAATTATTTGGGTCGTGTGAACAAGGAAATGAAAACAGAGGTTATTGATTTCATTGGCAAAAATGCTGGATTAACAAAGAAAGTTAACAACGACATAAAAATATATCTTAACACATTAATGGACTGGGGATCAAGTTCCAAAGAAGCCATGAAGAATTCAATTTCTGATGAAGCCACATATAATTCTATTGAATTCGTTAAAAATTATATTCATAAAATTTTAGATGTATTCCCTGACATTATCAAAAACAAGGTTGATTACCAGAATTCTATTCAGATACCCAGTTATTGGGGATTGTCCAAGAATCATACAAACGACATTCGCTCCATTATAAACGAATACTACAAAAGTTTGAGACCATTTTATGGAGACAAGGTTTTATCAAAGATTCTTACAACCATTCCCAATACAACCAAGAATTTATTACAACTCGTTTTAAGCACACCTTATATGAGCGACATCTATTACAAGGGTTCAAAAACTTATTCGGTGTTTGACAAGAGAACCTGCGACATGCTTTTTGAGAACTACTTTTTGCAAGTGTTGCTTGAATTCAAGAAATTATCAGAAGATCAGAACATGTTGGTGAGAAAAATGGGCGAAGATGGGACCGAGTCATTTACAGTTGAAGACTTGGAGGAAACAGCGCTTCATTTGTCGGCCAAACCGGTTGCAACAGTTTTACTCGGAAATATCAAAGATATGCGCACAAGAACCGCCAAAATGTTGGCGGCATTTTTAACAATCATGTCTAACCACAAG